GGTTACTGCCGGCATGGCTATCTATGACACAATGCAATTTATTAAACCAGACGTCTGTACCGTCGTTATGGGTCAGGCTTGCAGTATGGGTTCCTTGCTCGCTACTGCTGGGGCTCCTGGCAAACGCCGAATGCTTCCAAACGCTCGTCACATGATTCACCAGCCATCGGGCGGTGCAGGTGGTCAGGCTACGGATATGGAAATCCAAGTTGAGGAGATCCTAAAGATGAAGCGCAACTTAACCCAAATTTACGTAAACCATAATTCAAAGGGTAAAACCTATGAAGAGTTTAAAAACGATATGGAACGTGATAAATTCATGAGTGCGCAAGAAGCACTGGATTATGGGTTGATTGACGAGATCATAACAAAACGCCCATAAAGTACGTATATAATTGGTTGCTGTAGTAAACTATAAATAGCTATGTCTAGGAGTTTACTATGGCCCAACTACCGTTTGATTGGTCGGAATTAACCCGCAGTAACCTGTACTCTATGTTCTATTCGCTTAACGGCGAAATAGTGGGCAAAGAGCTGAGTCCTAGTCAAATCCAAAAACGTATTATTAGGCATGTTAAATCACACATTCCTCTTAAACTTAAAAAATGCTTGTATGCACCTACTACCCCGGGATTTGTTTTCATGGGCGGTGTATACTACAGCGATTTAGACCATAAAGGCAAACCTGCGATTGAAGTTAACTTTAACTACAATCCAACAGATCGAAAGTTAAAAATAACCAATCACCGTTTCAAACGCATGGCTATTCGATTTGCCGATGTTGTACTACACGAAATTGTACACCAGCGCCAATTCCGTGCTAGAAACTTTAAGAACATTCCTGGATACGAAAGTACAGCCTACTATGCTACTGATCGTAAAAAGCAAGAGTACTACGGTGATAGAGACGAAATGGGCGCACACGCATTTAACTGTGCTTGTGAACTACTTGATCGATTTGGCTATGATCCTACATCAATTGGGCATTATTTAGATTCTAACCAATGTCGTAGACATAAAAACTCCACTTGGAATGACTATTTAAAAGCGTTTGAGTGGAATCATAATCACCCAATTATACGCAGAATGCGCAACTTAATCATGCGTAATTTGGAAAACGCCTACTACGGCAAGCCATTTAAAACTACAAATCACTTGACATACTAGCCTTTAGACTGTATAATATATACTTAAACAGTTATTATAAAGGTATACCATGAGCGTTTGTGCCAGCCATATCTGGAGTTTGGAAAGTCATCCGAGCCGTTTAAACAAAGAAGCTATTATCGAAGCTATTGCCCAAGAAGGTAATAAGGAATTCTTTGAGGGTTGTCGCCTAGCTCTTGATCCGATGATAACTTTTGGTATTAAACAGGTTCCGGAAAAAACAGATGAAGACGGTGCTGGCTTACCTTGGGATAGTTTTACTCTCGCTCTTACTGGCTTTGTTACACGTCAAGTTACTGGTAACACAGCACGTGATGTAATTCAAGCTATGATGAAAAGCGCCACCAAAAAAGAATGGAATGGGTGGTATCGTAGAATTTTAATTAAAGACTTACGCTGTGGTGTAAGCGAAAAAACAATTAATAAAGTAGTGGAGAAGAAATATGCTGACTATGCTATTCCTGTATTCGGTTGTCAGCTTGCTCACGATAGTGCTAATCATGAGTCAAAGGTATCGGGCAAAAAACTTATCGAAGTTAAACTCGATGGAGTTAGAGTCATTACTATTGTACGTAGTGATGGTCGGGTGGATATGTTCAGTCGAAATGGTAAGGAACTTGCTAATTTCCCTCACATAGCACAACAGATTTCAAATGTGGTCCAACTAAAAGGTTCCAGTAAAAGTATGGACTTAGTATTGGACGGAGAAATCATGTCCAGCAGTTTCCAAGACTTGATGAAGCAAGTACACCGCAAGGACAATGTAGAAGCAGGCGATGCTGTTCTTAACTTGTTTGATGTACTGCCGTTAGAAGACTTTGAGAAAGGCATTTACAATAAGGACCAAACTACTCGCAGTAGCATGATTAAGTTTTGGGTTGAACAAAATCAAGACTTGTTGCCCAATGTAACTTATGTGGCTAACGAACTTGTAGACTTAGATACTGAAGAAGGACAAGCTCGCTATAAAGAGATTAATGCTAAGGCAATCGCAGGTGGGTACGAAGGTATTATGCTCAAAGATCCTCTTGCTGGTTACGAATGTAAGCGTAGTGTTGCATGGTTGAAGTTGAAGCCATTTATTGAAGTTAGCCTAGCAGTTGTTGCAGTAGAAGAAGGTACAGGTCGTAACGTGGGTAAATTGGGTGCATTGGTATGCGAGGGAGAAGATGATGGTAAGCGTATTAACGTCAATGTTGGAAGTGGCTTCACAGATGCTGATCGTGATATTTTTTGGAATAGTCGTAGCTCTGTGTTGGGCCATATTGCGGAAGTCAGAGCCGACGCAATAACACAAAATCAAGACGGAACTTACAGTTTGAGATTTCCAAGATTCAAAGGCTTCCGCGGCTTTGTGCCTGGAGAGAAAATTTGATAGGAGTGTATTATGAAAATATCTAAAATACCAGGCCTTGGTCGCTTTGGTGTGTTTATTGATGATGTTGACTTGTTCAATGTCACCGACGAAGAATGGCGTGAGATTGGTAAGTTACATTTACAACAATTGGTTACAATTATACGAGGCAATGATCTAGATCATGAAACTTATTATAAATTGTTTATGAAATGGGGCACACCTCGTTATAATCGACCAATTGAATTCTTTAAAAAATACGGCAAACCGTTAAAAGAATTAGTAATGAACAATGAATTGGATGCAGAAGACTTGCAAACTTTTAACAATGGACGACGTTGGCAAGTTGACAAGCGTTATCCAGGAATGGTACGTGTTACTCCCAAAATAAATGCCAAGGGCGAAAGCATTGGTATTTTCGGTGACGGTGAATTAAAGTGGCATAGTAATGAATGTGGCGACACTGTGTTTACTCCCGGTGTAGCACTAATGGGTTGGGAAAATATGATTGGCAGTTGTACAGGGTTTTGTACAAGTGTAGATTGGTACGAAAAACAATCTGAAGCGTTTCGTAGTGAATTAGATGAGATGATCATCATACATAACTACAAGCCGCAGTCATTAAGTCCAGTACTGATTAACGATCAGGAAAAATTTTACAAGAATAATATGTGTCCTGAAGATAACAGTGATATTCCATTAATCATTCGTAGCCCAGGCGGAATCAAAGGAGTTCATTTAGGTATTAACACTGCCGACTATGTTGAGGGTATGAGTAAGGCAGATAGCGATAAACTGTTTACTAAAATGCGTAAAGAAATGATTGTTGACGAATACGTCTATAGACATTGGTATCAATCAGACAAAGATATTCTTATCTTTGATAACAGCATTACTGTCCATAACAGAGAGATTGAAAAAGAACACGCACCCGAACGTGTTGCTTATAGGATACAATTCGATTATAATAATCTTGTTGACAACTATCAACCGTTTTATCAAGAACAGTATAATCAAAGAAGACAAGAACGTTTAGGATTATTAGCACAGGCAATGGAAGGTATGCAGATAAAGTGAACACACATAGGGTATTCGACCTAAAAAAATTGGTAAAATTAGCATTGGTTAGTTTACTCGTAATTTTAGTATGGCTATTGCAAGAAACACTAAGTACAGTGGACGACATACGTACACGTAGATTCTGTGCTTATGGACAAGTGTATGTAGAGTTTGAACATGCAGGTAAGACCTGGGGTACTACTTTTTTAGGTGTAAGTGGTAAACCTGTAGCATGTGATGAAAATGACACACTATCAACACCGGCATCAAATAGAGAAAATATATGAGATCACACTACTGGACATGTTCGAAATTTGCAGACTGGTTACGTGGCACACCAAAACCTGGTGCTCAAACAAGCGAGGGCTGGGATGAGTGGACTGAAAAAGCCAAGGCCGCACATCCTATCCGTTATTGGATTGCAGACGATGCATTAGACTTTTTACAAACAGTTGTACATTACATACCGGATCGACTAAATGACATCAGATATTATATCAACAATCGTTGGGTCAGTAAGAGTCATGCTCTTACTGCCGACCCTCGTGATATCCGCCCTGGCAATTGGTGTGACGTTGGTAATCGGTTTCTCCCTTGTCTATTTAAAGAACTTGTGGACTTCGTTGAAATAGAACAAGCATGGCATCACTGTATGTGGAGTGACGAATCTAGAACTAAGTTCGATACCCCTTGGTGGCGAAAGGGCTGGCTACGTTGGCGTACATGGCGTTGTCCAGAGGCTGGACTAGAATATCTACGTTGGGCATCTAATCTAGTTATGAATGAAGATATGGGTCTTGAATCAACCGACGAACTTTATGGCAAGCTGACTAATCAAGCATTGGCAGCTCGCGAGATTATCGAGCTGTATACCTGGTGGACTACTACATATCGTAATCGTCCAGACCCTTATGAAGCAAGCGGTTGGACTGAGTACTGCGAAGCGAGTCGTGCGGCCAATGGTGGCCGACTGAGTTGGAGTAGTAGTAAAGATTCTGCCGAACTTAGAAAGATGAGCGACAAAGCTCATAAGGCACTACGCAAAATTGAAGCGTCTTATGAAAAGGAAGATGAACAAATGATGATTCGCCTTATCAAAATCCGTCAGAGTCTATGGACATAAACAAGTTTAGAGATGAACTTAATAGTATCAGTCCATCATTCTGTGCCGCTAAGTGGAAGCAGGTAACCTTACATCTCCAAACCGGTCATAATCATAGTTGTCACCATCCTACACCGCACAAGATACCGTTGGAAGAATTAACTGCCAATCCATCGGCATTACATAATACCAAGTTTAAAAAACTACAGCGTGAGATGATGCTGAACGGCGAGCGTCCTAAAGAGTGTGACTACTGCTGGCGTGTAGAAGATAACAGTAATTCGCTTAGTGACAGGATTTTTAAATCAGCTGATAAATGGGCGGCCCCACATATAAAAGACATAGCTAGTAAACCTTGGGACGATGATGTTGTACCTAGTTATGTAGAAGTTAGCTTTGGCAATGTATGCAATTTTAAATGTAGCTATTGTGCACCTAATGTTAGCTCACGTTGGATGGAAGAAATTGAAAAGTTTGGTCCATATCCTACATCTAGTAAGTTCAACAACTTAGATTGGTTGAAACAAACTGATCAAATGCCTATACCCCATAAGGAAGATAATCCTTACGTTGATGCATTTTGGGCATGGTGGCCAACTGCTTATCGAGAACTAGAGCACTTCCGCATCACTGGCGGTGAACCGTTGCTAAACAAAAATACATTTAAGATATTAGATTACATAATTGAAAATCCCAATCCAAATTTAGACTTTAGTATTAATGCCAATATGTGTCCACCGGACGATATACTAGACAAGTTTATCGAAAAGATAAAGCTATTACAAGGTAAGGTCAAGAGATTTAAAATCTTTACTAGCGCAGAAGCACACGGTGCTCAAGCAGAATATATCCGCAACGGTATGGACTATCAACAATGGATCGATAATATCGAACGTGTACTAAATGAAGTTCCAGGAGTAGGATTTACTATCATGAGCACTTATAATGCGCTGAGTGTTCCTAGCTATACAAAGTTTTTGCAAGATGTACTAAGACTTAAAACACAATACTACAAACCAGAATATAAACAAACTGCTGTGCTATTAGATATACCCTATCTCCGTTGGCCCCCACATCAGTCAATCTTTATCCTAACAGAAGATTTTGCTAAGACAATAAAAGAACATGTAGACTTTATAGAATCCTACGCAGAAGGCACTGTAACAGAAACCTACAGGGGATTTGATCGATTAGAAGTTGAGCGTATGAAAAGAATATATGAGATATTCCAATCACACGATGAGCCAGATACTATAAAGAATCAAAAAGACTTTGTAGCCTTTGTTGATGAGCACGATCGCAGACGTGGTACTAACTTCTTAGCAACCTTCCCGGAGATGGTAGGATTTTATAATTACTGCCAACAGTTATGAAATATCGATTAAATTTTTTATACGACTATGTATTTCCGAACTTTGTTGTGCCCAATGCGTTGGCGCCTGAGTATACTATTTTAAATTATTTAAACAGCCAATATTCAAATAAAGATAGAGAAAATTGCTTTACAGATCCGGGTGCTAGCGATGTAACTAGATCCATCTTTAATAAAAAGTTCGGAGACTGGCCTAACAGTATTAGACATAACGGTAGTCATTTCAATTCGTTTTCCTACACCAAGGATCTAGAGATAGTTGAGAACTCTGTATATTTTGGTAAAAAGCAAGTTAACAAATATATCTATCCTATCAAGACAGGTCCCCACCTACATGAATTTATAGGAATTAATCTAAGACCGGGTAATAAAATCAACGGTGAGTATTTCTGGAAACACATGAGTGAAGAAGCTCTGCAGGATGCACAGCTTAGACGTGCTGTTATATTCATAGACTATGCACAGGAAAACTTTATTGAAAAAGAAACTTATCAAAATCTACACGAAGTATTGAGATTGAGTGGAATTCCTAAAGAGCAGGTTATCCTAGCGTTTAATACATTTAATGGCAGAGAGGTATATGAATCTTGGTTTGCTCCAGATGAGCGTAGACTAGAGGTACGCAACTGGTGTTACGTAATGTGCCAGTCATCAAGCTACTACGACCATAACCCTACCTATCGCCTAAGCGTTGATCAATTTAGAAATAGTAAGCATTATACAAGACCAAATCATTTCTTATTTAAAGTCAGGAATACCCGACACCACAGACTAGCATTACTTTATAAAATGGCTACCGATGGCTTACTGTCTATGGGAGATTGGTCCTGCCTGACTCGGGTACAGTTTAATGATAGAATGGCAGACTACTATAAGAATCTTTATCAATTTAATTTTGATATTGATACTGTTAAAAAACTATGCGAATCAACACCGCATGTACTACAAAATGAACGCGATAATCGACATGAATTAGTAAGTGCATGGACTGACCAAGATCCTACTGCACATTCTAATAGTTATTTTTATATATGTACAGAAACATTTGTGCATGGCGAGCATAAATCACTTACTGAAAAAGTATTCAAACCAATTGCCAATTTCCAACCATTCTTATTTGTAGCCTATCCGGGTGCATTGGCGTTGTTAAGAAGCTTGGGATTTAAAACCTTTAGTCCGTTTATAGACGAAAGCTACGATCTTGAACCCGATGAAGGTCGCCGTGTAAACATGATCTATAAAGAAATCGCTAGACTATGTGCAATGTCTAAAGATGAAATACACGATTGGTATTGGCAGATGGAATCTATACTAGAACACAATCATACTCTATTGTTAGAACTGCACAAGAACGATACTACTAGTATTGAACTAATAAAATATCTCCATCAAAGAACCAACGAATAAATATCTCCATGAATTACAAAGATAGTAACTGGCAGACTGTAGACACTGCATATTTAAAAACTTTTGGACAAGATGTCCCTGTATATTCTCCTGCTGTCTATAGAGAATATAGAGGAGAGATATTTACTACCTATCATTCTACTGAGCATCCTGTTAACCAAATATTACCAGACGATGTACGAGTCCATACTAGATTTTCAAAATCATATCAAGGCGTACTCCGTGGCCTGCACTATGATAATAAAACTTGGAAACTAGTCCAGGCGCTAGTAGGGGACATCTATCTAGTTGTATTAGATGTAAGATTCGGAAGTCCTACATATGGTAAATGGGAATCATATATCATAAGCGAAAAGACTAGAGACCAAGTACTAGTTCCCCCGGGATTTGCCAACGGCCACTATGCACTAACAGATTGCATTTTCCATTATAGTTTGTTTTATCAAGG